GAATAAGCCCCCCAGAAAGAAGGAAGACCAAAGCAGTATGCTTAGCACCTATGACTTTACCGGGAGCAGTGAGTTAGCCAATTGGTTTAGAAGCACAGCCATTTTGAGAAGGGAAGACCCTGAGCTTCCCCACTTTGTCTTTAAGCTAGGCAAGCGCGGAAGCAGGGCAGGGATGAAAGACAAGCAGGGTAATTTCACTGAGTCCCTGCGGATCAGGCACAGCAAGGTTAGGGGTGAAATCAAGTGGGAGATTAATGACCTGCCGCCCCCTTCTGAGGAAGTCTGACCCAAAGCCTTTAACGCGCCACAGGTGACACCTTAAAGCCCTTGAGCTTGCCCCCTATGCACAGCCCTTCCCAGACCCGGCACAAACCTATTACCCTAAAGGGTAATATAGGGGGTTATTACCCCCTGCTTAATCGCTACGCTAGCAGGGGGGTCTGCCCCCCTATCCCATCCCCAAGCCCCTTAACGCGCAGATCCAATGGCTAAGAAGTCTAGAAGGCATTGGCAGAAGCTGCAGCATTGGGCTAAGCAGTGGAAGACTAACAGACCGGGTATGCTGGCTAACCTTAGCGCGCTGATTGCCTCTAGGAAGGCTTTGAAGGCTCAGAAGGTGTCAAGGGTAGGGGCAATAGTCCAAAGCCTGCCTGAAGCCTTTCCAGCTAGCCTGAGCAGGCAGCTGATGGGTGAAGCCCTGAAGACTGCCGGGGCTGAGCCTACCCCTGCCAGACTCAAGCGCCTAAGGGTGTATGCCGTCAGGTATGGCTTCCTAAGGTATGATAACCTGACAAAGCTATGGCATAAAGTCCCTTGAGTTTGCCAGATTGTGTATAAGTCTGGGGACAGTGGCAGCAGATCCAACCAAGCGCCGGACTAAGGAACACCTACAGCAGCTGCGTGATGCTGAGGGAAGACCTGAGGAAGCTGAGTTTGATAGCTGGTTTGATAGTCTGCCTAAGGCTGAGCAGGCTAAGCTGCGCGCATTAGACCCACCTATTATCCCTTACCGGGAGCTGCCCCTGCCTAGGTATAGCTTCCCTGTGTATGATCAGGATGCTAAGTTTGCTACGGCAGACCCCCGGCATAGTGAGGAGCAGACCACTTCCTTTGATGATACTTGGGTGACCAAGGAAAGGGTGCAGGAGATTATATCTGATGTGTTGGCTATGCTTGGCGCGTCACCTGACAAGGTGGTGCAGCATCACTTTGATTTGGTGCGCATCATACTCCAGACACCTGATGCACCTACACAAGTGGACTTAGCCAAGCGTATGGGTCTGACTAAGCAGGCTGTTAGTTTCCGCGCTAAGAAGCTGATACAAAACGCTAGCAGCATAGCACCGGGCTTGCTTGAGCGTATGAAGATCAGTGAAGACGCTGACGCGCGCTTACAAAAAAATAATTTTATTATACACGGCGCGCCTACCGGGGGCATAGGAAATCTATTTACACCCGCCCCCGCAGCGCGTGGGGCATCCACCACCGCCAAAAAACCCGCGTTTCCAGAAGTGAATGAGCTGGAAAGCCACCAGCTTGCAGCTAAGCGCGCGCGCAAGCTCAGACAAAGCAAATGACTCAAGCAGCTTTAGCAAAAGCCTTGGGCTTGTCTGTTGGTTATGTGTCAAAGCTTTGCCAGCAAGGTATGCCTAAGGAGCTGGAAGCTGCGCGCACTTGGATTGATCTACGGAAGTCAGGACGCGCCCGGAAGCTTGCACCATCAAAGCCCTTGAGCGCTGGGACTATTGCTGAGCCTAGCACGATTGGTAGCCTGACTGCCGGGACAATCAGCACTGCCCTAGCTCAGCATAAGGTCTTGGTTGATAGGGCGCGTGAAGTCTATGCAGCTGCCATTGAAGCCAATGACCCTGCGCAGGGTAAGCTGCAGTCAGCGTATAGGCAAAGCTTCCTGCTGCTGCTGGAGATTGAGCAAGAGGAAAAGAGACGCGCAGTGGAAGCGCGTGAATACATCAGGCTGACTGAAGCGCTTGAGATCATCACGCGCATTATGGGCAAGGTATCTGGCAAGCTTGATAAGCTGGACTTGGACTGCGCTGAGAAGTGCAACCCTGACCGCCCTGAGCTAGCTATTAAAGTCTTGGGCGCTTGGGCGCGTGAGACAAAGGCTGCAGCTTATAATGACCTTAACGCGCTGGCTGCTGAAGCTGACGCACAAGCTTCACCAGAAACCAAATGAGCAAACCAATACGCATTGTAATAGCTGGGGATAGTCACGGCGATCAGTATGACCCTGAGGCAGTGGCTGCGCTGCTGGAATACTGTGACGATTATTTTAAGCCTGACCTCAAGGTGCATCTAGGTGATGCGTTCGACCTGCGCGGGTTGCGTGCCGGGGCTAAGGATGTGGAAGCTAGGGAAAGCCTTAAGGAAGATGTGCGCTGCGGACTTGAGCTGATGAAGGCTTACAGACCTCAGGTATATTTGCTGGGCAATCACGAAAGGCGCTTGTGGGATGCCACTGAAAACATTGGCAGTGGTGACTTGGCTGATTACTACCAAGGCGTAAAGGATGGGATTATGCGTGAAGTGCGTAAGGCAGGCGTAAAGAAGGTGCTGCCATATCACGCAGATCAGGGGGTGTTTGAAGTGGGCAAGGTGGCTATGGCACACGGATTTGCCCACGGCAAGGACGCTGTGATAAAACAGGGAAGCCACTACGCGCAGCGCGGGGGTGCGTTTGTGTGCGGTCATATCCACAGGCTTGAAATGGTTGCGCTTGAGAAGTGGCAAGGGGGCGCAGCCTTCAGCGCTGGTTGCCTGTGCCGTAAGGATATGGCATATAGCAGCCACAGGTTAGGCAGCTCAAGGTGGGGGTCAGGCTTTCTGGCGGGGCTGATTGATGGGGATAACTTCAAGCTGTGGATGGTTCACAAGCTGGGTAAGTCCGGCAAGTGGGTTGCGCAGACTGACTTCAAGCTACTCAAAGCAAGCCAATGGGAAGCCTAAGCCAATCACTTGACCTGCTGATGCTGGCGCTGCGCCGGGACAATGGAAAGCCTAAGGGCTGGCTGGATGTTCACGACCTGCGCAGGCTATGGAAGATGCACACGCTGACTGCCGCTAGCAATAAAGCTAAGCTGGTCTGGCAGCGCGGGTTTCTTGAGCGCAGGGCTTTCCACCTGATCAGTGAAGCTGGCACACACTGCCAAGGCTTTGCCTATCTACCCAAGAAGCCCTTACGGACTATGGCTGAAGTAGATGAAGCCTGCGCCACTGAAGGGGTGGAGCAAGTCCCGGCAGGCTGGATTGGCAGCGCTGACTTTGCCGTTAAGTATGGGGTCAGTGTGCAGGCAGTGCATCAAATGACCTACAGGCATAAGGTGGAAAAGCGCAGGTATAGGATTAAGCGCGGGTTCAATGGCACAAGGAATGTGCTGCACTACCGGGAAGCTGAGCTGCGTAAGCTGCACAAACTCAAGCGCGTCAAATGACCTACCAGACCAAAGCCCTTATTGAAGCTGCGCAGCTGGTCATCAAGCCAAGCTATTCAGGTGACATTGTGGATTGGTGTGAAGCCAATGTGATTGAAGTGCCAGACAGCCCGATCAGGGGCAGGCTCAATCTGTCGCGCACACCTTGGGTGGCTGAAGCGCTGCGCATAGCATCAGACCCGGAAACAAAGCTGCTAAGCATCATAGCCTGCACTCAAGCTGGGAAGTCCCTGTTTGGCAGACTGTTCACCTGCTGGGCAATCGTGAACAGCCCAAGCCCTATGATGTTCCTTCAGGCTAATCAGCCTGAGGCAGATGACTTCTTGCGCCGCTACCTGTATCCCCTTTTCCGTATGTGCCCCCCGGTTAGGGCGCTATTCTCTCCAGACAATAATGATAAAAGCGCAGTGGTAGACTTCACTAACAATACCACCCTTTATTGCCGGGGAGCTTGGAATGAAAACAACCTGCAGCGCCTTACACTCAGGCGCGTGATTATGGATGAGACTTGGCTTTACCCTAAGGGTCATATTGCTGAGGCATCAGCGCGCACCCAAACATTTAGCTGGATGGGTCAGGTGATCGCTATGAGTCAGGGCGGCTATGATGGTGATGAGACAACCACCCTGCACAATGGGACTGACAAGCGCACTTGGTGCTTTGCCTGCCCTAGCTGTGGGGCTGTCCAGCCCTACCTATGGGACTACCTGAGGTATCCTGAAGACGCTAAGATTAATGGGGTCTGGGACTTAAAGCTAGTGGAAGCTGGCACAACCTATGAGTGCGCGCACTGCCAAGTCAGGATGAAGGACACACCCGGAAGCAGGGCTGAAGCCAATAGGATTGACCGGGGCGCAGGCTTCCGCGCTACCACCCAAGCCAGCAGCCTAGGCAGTGTGGGGCTGCATTGGAATTGCCTATGCAATAGCAGCTGGGGCAAGGAAGCTGTGCGAGCGCTGCGCGCTAAGGAAGCCTATGACTTGTATGGTGATAGCGAACCACGCAGGCTGTGGAAGCAGAAGCGTTTGGCTATGGGATGGGCTGAGGATGGTGGTGAGATCAGCAGCCAAGCTGAAGCTGGTGACTACGCGCTAGGGGACAGCTGGGACAAGGAAGCTTGGGTGACACCTGAGGCAAGGGTTATGGACTTCAGCGCTGACCTGCCTGCCGGGTGTATCCCTTTCCGCACCCTTGCCGTAGATGTGCAGCGCGGTCACTTCTGGGCTGAGGTAAGGAGCTGGTCTAAGTCCGGGCATAGCAGACTGCGCTGGTGGGGGAAGCTGGACACTTGGCAGCAGCTTGATGATCTGGCTGCTGAGCATAAGGTTAGTAAGCCCTTCTGTGGGGTGGACTGTGGTGACCAGACCCAAGAGGTATATGCCCAGACTGCGCTGCGCGGGTGGAAGGCGCTAAGGGGTAGCGGTCAGACTGACTTCACTGTGCAAGACGCAGGGGGTAAGACCACAAAGCGCTTTTATTCTGATAAGCAGCTGGTGTTTGTTCCGGGTCAAAGGAACAGGGCTGAAATGATTGTGTGGGGAAATCTGCCAACCAAGGATTTTCTGGTGGGGCTGCAGAAGCGCCGCCTGCACAGCTACGCTAGGAATGTCCCTGACTCATATGTGCAGCAGCTCACTAGTGAGATCAGGGTAAAGGATAGCAGAAGCGGCAAGGCTCAGTGGGTGCTGCCTAGCAGTAAGACCTGCGGCAATCACGCTTGGGATTGTGCGCTTATGGGTCTAATCCTTGCAGTGCGCTGGGGCATCATAGGCAGGGAAGCTACTGAAACGGCAGTGCCTGCGCAGCAGTCCGGGGATTGACACTGCCAGATTATGTTTAACCCTTTGCTCAAGGCTGTGTCTGCCGTGATGCAAGCTGCGTGTCCCAGCTGGGGTATGGAAGGCAGGCACAGCCCCTTTGACTTTCTACGCATCACAAATGGCTAAAGGCTTATACATTGGCTTACCCAAGGCAGACTTGCTGGACATTTATAACACAGCCTTGGCGCAGGTGAAGGCTGGGGCTGTGGTCACAAGCTATTCAGACAGCGGCACTTCTGTTGGTAAGACCCTAGTGGGTGATGCTAACCAGCGTATGCAGGAAGCCTACTTTGCGCTCAGCCAGCTTGAGCCTGATAACTACCCTGAGCAGACCACAGTCATTAGGACTGATTGGAGCAACCTGCGCGACTAAAGCCTTATGCCCAAAGCCCAGCCCAATAAGAAGATCAAGCCAGCTGCAGTCAGCAAGAAGACGCTGAAGCAGGCTGGAGCTGCGCAGTTTAACAGCGTCAGCTGGTCTAGTAATCGTGCCCAGATTTACGGCACTGCCGTAGATTTCAGCGTGGACTACACACCTGCTGACCGGGTGGAAATGATGAAGCGCCTGCGCTATGGTGAGCGCAACTGCGGGCTGGTGCGTCAAATCCTTGGGGACTTTGTGACCTATGTGCCGGGGGCTGACGGCATCAAGCATCAGTCCCATTGTGCTGATGAAGCCAAGGCTGCGCTGTATGATGATTACTTTACTGATTGGGGTAAGTCTTGCGATCTGTCCGGGCGCTTCAGCTGGGCAGATGCACAACGCATCCTGACACGCGCAGCTGTTCGGGATGGTGACAGCTTTGCCCTGCTGGTTGTGTCTGACGGCAAGTGCAAGCTGCAGCTGGTAGAAGCGCACCGGGTGTCCAACCCTGAAGGTGAGCAAGCCCCTGCTGGTATGGTTGATGGTGTGCAGTTTGACCGGGTTGGACGGATCGCATCCTATTGCATCATTCAGGGTGATAAGACTGCTAAGCCTGTGCCTGCGTCTTCTGTCTGCCATATCCTTGAGCAAGACTATTCTAGTGGTAGCCGGGGACTCCCCCTGCTTCAGCATAGCTGGTCGGATATTCAAACGGAAGATGAGCTGTTGAAATTGGAAGCCCTCGCTGTCCGTAATGACTCAGATTTTACAAGGGTGCTCACCAAGCAGAATGGCTATGTTCCTAACAACCTTGCTGCTGAGCTTGCTGGAAATAATAGCAACGGCAGTGACCTTGCTAGCAAGATGGGCGGCAAGCTGGTTGTGCTTTCCGAAGGTGAAGATTTAAAAAGCATTTCCTCAAACAGACCCAGCCCGGTTTTTGTCGGATTTCTTGAAGCTATCCAGCGCGACATAGCGCGCGGCACAGGTCTGCCGTATGAGTTCACAGGCAACCCTTCTGCCGCTTCAGGCGGGGCGCTGCGTTTGATTGCCGCCAAAGCTGATCGAACATTTGGACGCTGGCAGACCATCCTGATTGAGCGCCTATGTGCAAAGGTCTGGGGCTTTGTGATTGGTAGCGCTATTGCCAATGGTGAGCTGCCTGACGCGCCTGATTGGAATAAGGTCAGCTGGACTACCCCCAAGCGCCTGACCATTGACGCTGGCAGGGATGCTGCGCAGGAACGCGCTGACATTGAGCTGGGTTTACTGTCGCTTAGCGAAGCCTATAGTTTGAGGGGTCTTGACCTGCGCCAAGAAATGATGAAGCGCGCCAAGGACTTTAAGTTTATCACTGAGCTTGCTGAGCAGGAAGGCATCCCCCTTTGGATGCTTTACAAACCGGGCTTCAATTGGCTGCAGCAGGGGCAGGGTAAGCCTACCTCTACTGAAGTGCAGCTGGCTGGTGGTGATCAGCCTGACCCTATGGGCGCGCCTGTTCCTGAAAGGGAAGACAGCGCTGAGGATGAAGCTGAAGACGAAACCAATACCTAACCTTTTAAACCTATGCGCACACTTCTCAAAGCTATCAATGGTGGTAAGCCATTCCTTGTGGACTACCAGATTGCTGAGCAATACCTGCAGGCTAAGAAGTCTGCCGGACTGTCTGACCTTATCAGCCAGATTTTCGGGGAAAAGCCCAAGCCCTATATGGTTGGCAGCACCTATGTAATCCCGGTGCAAGGTATGATCGGCAAGGGTCTAAGTCCCCTAGATGCCATTGGCTCAGCTGATGTAGATGAGCTGGATGACCAGATTGACGCTGCCGTTGCAGCCAACCCTGCGCGCATCCTTTTCCATATTAATTCTGATGGTGGCACGATTGATGGGGTGGAGGAAGTAGCTGAGAAAATCCGCAGCCTTCCTATGGACACCATCAGCTTTACTGCCGGGTCTATGAACAGCGCGGCCCTGTGGATCGGGGCGGCAGCTAAGCGGGTGGTAGTGACCCCCTCAAGCTCCGTAGGGGCTGTAGGTGTGTATAGCGTTGTCACTGATCTCAGTGAGCAGGCAAAGGCTATGGGCATTAAGGTTAAGGTTTATAAGAATAGCAGCAGCCCCCTCAAGGGTATGGGTGTTGCCGGGACAAGCCTGACCCCTGAGCAGGAAGACCTGATGCAGCGCCAAGTAGATGAAGCTGGGGAAACCTTTAAAGCTGACATTCTGAAGACGCGCAAGCTGGTGAAGCCTGAAGACTTGCAGGGTCAGTCTATGACCGGGCGCGAAGCTGTAGCTAAGCACCTTGCCACAGGTCTAGTGCCTAACCTCAAGGCTTTGCTTACGCAGCTGGAAGGTAAGGGCTGGGTTGCCAAGTCTGTCTAATTTGACTCTACCTGCATAAATAAGATGGCTAACGAAATCCTCACGATTGAAGACCAGCTTGCTGCTTCCAAGACTATCCTTGGCGCTGTGCAGGCTGAGAAGGCTGAGCTGCAGGGCGCGTTTGAAACGCTGGCTGCTGAGAAGCTTGCCGCGCTTGCTGAAGTCACCAAGGTTGCTGAGTCCAGCAAGGTGACTATTGAAGCCCTTGAGCAGAAGCTTGCTGGCTTTGAAGCTGAGAAGGCTGAGCTGCACAAGCAGCTTGCTGAAGCCCTTGCCAATCAGGTCACTGCTTCCAAGGAAGCTGCCAAGATTGCTGCCAGCGTTGGCATTTCCCCTGTGGCTGTCAGCCCCGGTGATGAGCTTGCTGCTGCTGATGCCAAGCCTGACGCTGATGCTATCCGCAAGACCTTCCTTGGTATGAAGCCCGGTGCTGATCGTCAGGCTTTCTTCCGTAAGCACCTTGCCGTCCTTACTGCCTCTAAGTAATTTTCCCCTAATCTAATCCTAAACCTATAATCCTATGTCGATTGCTGCCGCCCCCGCCATCCTTGCCGAACAGGTCTTGGCTGGTCTTAAAGGAAAGCTCGGAGTCCTCTCCGCTTTCTCCACTAACCTCACCCCTACTGCTGTGGGTCGCACTATGCAGGTCAGCCTGATCGGTGGTGGCTCTGCGCGTGAGTTTTCCAAAGCTAATGGTGGCTACCACGAAGCTGAAGACGCTGTGCTGACTGCCCAGACTGTCACGCTTGTCCACCTTCATTCCACCAAGGACTTTGCCCCGGATGACCTCGCTGAATATGGTGAAGCCTATATGGTTCAGGCTTTCGTTCCGCAGGCTGTTAATGAGCTGGTTGCTGAGTGCCACAAGCGTATTGGCAATCTTTTCACTGTCGCTAACTACAGCGCTGGTGAAGTGATCACTGCCTCTAACTTTAACTACTCGCAGGTGGTTGATCTCAATACTGACCTTTCTCTTGCCAAGGCTGGTGACACCCGCGCCCTGCTCCTTAACAGCACCTATGCTGGCGCGCTGCGCAAGGACGCTACGCTGGTTGCTCCCTTCAATGGCGCTGGTCAGTCCGCGCTTATCCAGACTGGCGCTATTGGCACTGTCTCTAACTTCAATGTGTTTGAGTTCACTGACCTTCCGACTAACTCCGAAGGTCTGGCTGGTGTGGCTCTTGCGCAGGATGCGGTCTGCATTGGTGTTGCGCTGCCTAACGCTTCTATGTTCCCCGGTGAAGTCTCCACTGCCATTGACGCTTCTGGTCTTTCGGTTCAGGTGCTGAAGTCTCAGGGCACTGACGGCATTGTGCGCCTTAGCGCCGCTATCCGATTTGGCTGCGGTAAGGGACGCGCTTCCAGCGCCAAGCGTATCTGCGCTGCCTAAGCTTAGCGCTTAGAGATCATCAAGCCCACCTTGGAAACAGGGTGGGCTTTTTTGTGTCTGCGCAGCTGTGCTGAAAATCTAACGACTTGACAAAAGGATTTAATGTGCTAGTATGGTAGGACAGTCAGGCGTGATGCCACACACTGTATGATCCTTGAAAGTCCTAATCTGCTTAAAGCTTTCCTGCCGGGTGCAAGCCCGGTGGGGATTACAAACCAAAACCCAAATGACCAAACGCAAAACAGAAGTGAATGAGCCTAACCCAATAATCAGGATGTATAGCCAATGGGCTGACCTGATCGCAGTGCGGAACAATAGCCCCTATGGTAGCGCGCGGTATAATCGCGCTGAAGCCAAGGCTGCTGAGCTGGAAGACAAAGCCAGCCTGCAGGTGTTTGGTGACACCAAGCACACTATGACGCAGTGCGTCTATGGGGAAGACCCGGAAGACCCAGCAGAATAGGACTAACACCCGCCCCCAT